TCGCCATCGAGTCGATAGCAGTCGCTGGCCCGTTTCTCTCCCCGGTTCGGTGACTCCCCGTTTTTTTTTTCGAGCGCCCGTTCGAATTTTTCGCGGGCTGGGCTGTTCGATTTTGCGGTGCCTGGCGCTGGGTGGCTGCGGATCGCTGTGTTCGTGCAGGTGAGGGCCGTGTGCGCGGCTTTTTGGCTGCGGATGGCTGGAAATGCGCGCGTTTGTGTTCGAATTTCCGGCCAGAATTTGCATTGTGTGTTCGAACGGGAGGCGCTCCGATGATCTTGGCTGGCTGGCTGGGCCGTCGCCGTGCCCGGCGGCAGGCTCGCGCTCAGATCGCGTGGTCGCTGGCGTACATCCGTGACGGTACGGGGCCGCGGTGATCGCGGCGGTCCGGCGGGGCGACGTGCTGGCGGTTGCGACGGGCGGTCTGGTCGCTGACGTGATCGATGCCGGCGCGGTGCTGGAGGGGTTGCCGGCGCCGGCGGGCGAGCCGTCAACCGAGCGGGTCACGCCGGCTGACTGGTGGGCGTACAACGAGGCGGGCGCCCCGCATGCCGCGCAGGCCTGATCCGGCGGTCGCGGCGCGGCGGCTCCGCGAACTGGAGATGCGCGCTGCGGGGTTGACGTACGCGCAGATCGCCGAGGCGGAGGGACACAAGACCGCGGCCGCGGCGGTGCAGGATGTGACGCGGGCGCTTGCTGACCGGAAGGCGTGGCTCGATGAGCAGGCTAGCTTGTTTGTCGCGCTGGAGATCGAGCGGCTCGACAGCATGCAGCGCCGGGTCGAGACGGTGATCGCGGCCGCCGTCAAGACGGGTGATCACCTGACGGTGCTGCGCGGCGTGAACTCGCTGGTCAGAGTGAGCGGGCGGCGGGGGCGGCTGCTCGGCCTGGACGTGCCGTCGCAGCTGATCGTGCGGAACGCGCCCGAGCGGCCGGCGCCGGCGAGGAAGGCAGATGGCATCGACGAGATCGCCGCGCGCCGCGCCCGCCGGCGCGGCGGTGCTGGGTGACCAGCGGCCGCGGGTGTGCTGCCTGCCGTCGGGTGTCATCTCGAGGGAATCGGGCGCCGAGGCGATCGAGGTCGCCGGCCGGGCCGGGCTGATCCTCGACGACTGGCAGCAGTGGTGCCTGACGGAAGGCCTCGCCGAGAACGGGGCGTGGCTGTGGGCGGCGTTCGAGATCCTGATTATCGCCGCCCGGCAGAACGGCAAGGGCGGCATCCTCGAAGCACGCGAGCTCGCCGGGCTGTACGTGTTCGACGAGGAGCTGATCGTCCACACGGCGCATCAGTTCAAGACGGCGCTGGAGGCATTCCGCCGGATCCTGCGGCTGATCGAGGGCACCCCGGAGTTCGACCGGCGGGTGCTGAAGGTGTCGCGGTCGCATGGCGAGGAAGGCATCGAGCTGAAGCCGCGGCCGGCGTCGGTGATGGGGTCGGATTCGTCGCTGGTGCTGCCGTCGCTGGAGCAGCGCCTCAATTTCTTCGCCCGGTCCGAGCAGGCGGGGAAGGGGTTCACCGGCGACTGCCTGGTGTACGACGAATGCCAGGATCTTGAGTCGGCGGACACGGCGTCGACGCTGCCGACGCTGCGGGCGCGGCCGAACCCGCAGGTGATCTACACCGGCAACGCGGGCACGAAGAAGTCGACGCATCTGGCGAAGGTGCGGCGGCGGATGGTGGCCGGCGGCGACGGGTCGCTGTTCGGCGCCGAGTGGTCGATCATCCCGCACACTGAGGATTGCCGCGAGTCGTGCGGCGAGCATGACGGCGACGATGATCCGCGGTCGTGGGCGAAGGCGAATCCGTCGCTCGGGCGGCGCCGGGCGAACCGGACCGGCATCTCGGTCGACGGGATCCGCCGCGAGGCGCGGGCGATGGGCGTGCACAGCATCGAGTTCCGGCGGGAATGCCTCGGCGTCGGCGACTACCCGGACCCGGCTGAGGGCTGGGCGGTGATCGCTCAGGGATGGTGGGCGGCGACGATGGTCACTGCGGACGGCGGCCGCCCGCAGCGGCCGCTGGCGTTCGCCGTGTCGATGACCCGGGACCGGCGGTGGACGACGATCGGCCTGGCCGGCAGGCGGGATGACGGCCGGGCCGCCGTCGAGATCGCCAGGCGGGAACGCGGCGCCAGCTGGCTCTCCGGCGCGGCGAAGGAACTCGACGGCACGTGGGATCCGTGCATCTGGGTCGTCGACTCGCGGGACCCGGCCGCGTCCGAGGTTGATGACCTGCGTGACGCGGGCCTCGAGGTGCACGTGACGACCGCGCCCGAGCTGGTGCACGCGTGCGGCCAGCTGTTCGACGCGTTCCGCGACAACAAGCTCGCGCACACTGACGACCCGGATCTGCGGCGCGCGGTCGCCGGCGCCGACAAACGGGACCTGGAGGCAGCGTGGGCGTGGGACCGCCGCAACGCGGCCGTTGACCTGACCCCGCTGATCGCGGTCACGCTCGCGCACTGGGGTTACCTGAAGTACGGCCCGGACGCCGACTATGACATCGGCGAGTCGGTCGGGTGGGACGCCGGCGAGGTCGTGAGGCTGCTGTCGAACGGCACGTACTCGGCGCCGTTCGACATCGTCCGGCTGCGGCGTTCCGGGCTGCTCGATGACGCCGGCCTGAAGGTGATCGAGGCGGCCGGGTTCCCGGTGCCGGCAGGCATCTGATGCGGCGCGTGCGGATGGCGCTCGGCCGGGCCGTGCGGTTCGCCGACGGGGCCCCGGATGTGACGGGCCTGCCGTGCGACCTGATCGCGACGGACGACGCCGGCGAGTACATGCGGCGCTATCACCTGGAGTTCGGCGGCGAGCGGGCGGTGCGCCTGCATCACATCCTCGCGAGTGACCCTGGCGTGCTGCTGCATGATCATCCGTGGGATTACGTGACGATGCTGCTCGACGGCTCGTACACGGAGATCACGCCGGGCGGCCGGGTGCGCTACGACGCGCCGTGCGTGCTGACGCGGCGCGCCGAGCAACTTCACCGGCTCGAACTCGACGCGCCGGTGTGGACCTATTTCGTGACCGGCCGGGTGCGCCGGAAGTGGGGTTTCGCGACGCCGCGCGGATGGGTGCCGCACGACCGCCATCCCGGTAACGGCACGATGATCGACTGCGATCCGCCGGCGCCGCGAGCCAGGCGCGAGTGGTGACCGGGAGGGGATCACGCGATGACGACCGAGACGCTGAGCTGGCGCGAGCCCCGCGCGCTGGGCACAGCCGTGCTGGGCCGCGCGGCACAGCTGGCGCGGGCCGGCGCAGGGCGCGTCAAGGCGGCGACGCTGGCCGGCTGGCGGTTCCTGCCGGCCGCCGGCTGCGCGGGGCTGTTCTCGGCCGGCCTGGCGATGCATTTCGGGGCGTGGACCGGGTTGTGCTCGGCTGCGGTGTTCCTGGGCATCGCCGACTACCGGATGCCCTGATGGGCGTCCTGTTCGGCCGTTCGCGGGAGCTGCGTGCGGGCGGCTCCGGCGGCGCGGGCTACTGGGGGATCGGGTCGCCGCAGGACCTGATCGCGCCGCGGCCGTTCTGGCGGCCCGGGCTTCCGTATATCACCGCGGATAACGCGCTGCGGCATTCGGCGGTGTGGGCGTGCCTGGATCTGCGCGCGGGGCTGGTGTCGACGCTGCCGCTCGACGTCTACCGCCGCGTGAACGGCGTCCAGGTCGAGATGCCGCGCCCGCAGGTGCTCCGCAACCCCGGCGGCGTGTCCGTGTCGGTGCCGGGCGACGGCTACGCCGAGTGGATGTACGCGACGCAGTTCGACCTGGACCGCACCGGCAACGTGATCGGGGTGATCACCGCGCGGGACGGCCTCGGCCTGCCGGCGGTGATCGAGCTCGCGCCGACCGCGCAGACCTCGGTGATCGTCCGCGGCGGGGAGCTGGCCGCGTACCGGATCGCCGGGAAGTCCTACGACCCGGCCGACATCTGGCATGAGCGGGCGCATGTCGTGCCCGGCATCCACGTCGGCCTGTCGCCGGTCGCCTACGCGGCGTTCACCCTCGGCCAGTTCTTCTCCGTGCAGGAGTTCGCGTCGAACTGGTTCGGCGCCGGCGCGGTCCCGAAGGCCAGGCTGAAGAACGTCAGCAAGACGATCGACACCAAGCAGGCCGCGATCGTGAAGGAGTCGTGGCTGGCGGCGATCACGGCGAATGAGCCGTTCGTGCACGGCGCCGACTGGGAGTACTCGATGCTGCAGGCGCAGCAGGCGTCGACGGACTGGCTGGACGCGCAGAAATTCTCGATCACCGACGCCGCCCGGTTCTTCGGCGTCCCCGCCGACCTGGTCGACTCAGGCGAGACCGGGGTGACCGGGAAGGTCACCTACCAGAACATCACGCAGCGGAACCTGCAGTTCCTGATCATGCACCTCGGCCCGGCGATCATCCGCCGCGAGAACGCGCTCACCGCCCTGACCCCGCAGCCCCGGTACGTGAAGCTGAACACCGACGCGTTCCTGCGGCTCGACCCGATCCAGCGGGCGACGATGCTGCAGATGATGATCGAGTCGCGGACGCTGGCGCCGTCGGAGGCCCGCGAGCTCGACAACCGGCCGCCGTTCACCCCGGCGCAGCTCGACGAGTTCGACCGGTTCTGGCCTCCCCAGCCGGGCGCGCCCGCGCCGCCCGTCCTGGACGGCGCGCTGCCCGCCGGCGACCGCGCCCGCGCCGCGATCGCCGGGCCCCTGGCACTGCCGGCCGGCAGCGGATGAAGGAGACAGATCACGATGGCCGATGTCGACAACAGCGCGTGGGACGCCTCGAAGGCATGGGCGAACGGCGCGGCCGCAGACGACCCGGCCGCGTTCTACAACGGGATCTGCGCCGGGAAGAAAGCCGGCGACCCGGCGACGCAGGCCGCGCACGCCCTGCCGCACCACTACCACCCGGGCGACGCGCCGAACGCGTCCGGGACCGCCAACGCCCTGTCGCGGCTGCCGCAGACCCAGGGCCTGACCAACAAGGCCGCCGCCCAGGACCACCTCGAGGCGCACATGAAGGTCATCAACCCGGACTACGAGCCCGCGTCGAAGGCGGTCGCCGCCGTGACGGCGCGGGCCGCGGTGATCCGCCGCGCCGCCCGGGCTGCCGCTGACGCGGATGACTCGGTGCCCGGCCTGGTCGCCGCCCTCGACGCGACCCTGGACCAGGCCGCCGCGCTGCTCGCCGCCGGCGATGAGGCCAGCATCGCGCAGGCCGCCGCCCTGATCACCGCCGCGGAGGCCGTCGCCGACGACCTGATGGACCTGCTCGGCATCCCCGACCCCGACGACCCGGACGCCGGGCAGGCCGCATCGGCGCCGCGGCCTGCCGCCACGCGGGCC